GGATGTATATCTGGAATGAGTTGTCTCTTCCAAAATCAAAACGTGCCGGATATGATGATATGGTAGGTGCTGCAGGTGGTCTCGTCAGTGGTTTAAATAAACAACTATTTGTACCTCTTGAATTCTGGTTCTGTCGCAACGTTGGTCTTGCCCTTCCTTTAATTGCTCTTCAATATCATGAAGTTAAAATCAACCTTAATTTCGAGTCAATGGATAAATGTAAGGGTGAAGGTCAAACCGATGACCTCAAAACTTTTGGCGCTTCATTGTGGGTTGATTACATTTTCTTAGATACTGACGAACGCAGACGTTTTGCACAACTTTCCCACGAATACCTTATTGAACAATTACAGTTTACCGGCGAAGAAGCAGTCGCTGAGAATGTGAAATCTAAACTCAATTTCAATCACCCCTGCAAAGAATTGATATGGTTTGTTTCTAACAAAAACAAGATAGAAGATTGGATGAATTATACTACCGACAATGCCGACATGAAAGAAAGTGCAATAGTTTCAAAAAATAAAACTAAAAATGCTAAACTTGTTCTTAATGGAAATGACCGTTTTGCTGAACGCCATGGTTCATACTTTAACATGGTTCAACCTTTCCAGCATCACGAAAATGTTCCCTCAAATGCTGGAATAAATGTTTATTCATTTGCCTTAAAACCCGAAGAACACCAACCTTCCGGAACTCTGAATATGTCAAGAATAGACACTGCTGTGTTGAATTTGACAACCAATACTGTTGATACTGCTAATGATGCATTGAATGTATATGCTGTCAACTACAATGTTCTTCGTATCATGTCCGGAATGGGTGGTATTGCTTACAGCAACTAAGATATTAGTACAAAATCAAAACAGTTCATTTTTTTTCTCCTATTATAGTATAAAGAATATAACATAAATGGGCGGTGGTCTTCTTCAGCTTGTTGCATACGGAGCACAGGATGTTTATTTAACCGGAAATCCTCAAATAACCTTCTTCAAAGTTGTCTATCGTCGTCATACCAACTTTGCCATTGAAGCTATTGAACAATCCTTCAATGGTAATAATAATTTAGGATCTTCAGTAAGTGTTCTCATTACACGTAATGGAGACTTGATCAACAGAATATACTATAATGCTAAAATAAAGAATAATGCTGCTGCTGGTGGTATAACAACAGATGGTATTACTCTTTCTTCCGCGGGTGATTCTTATGCAATAAATGATGTACTCTTTCTTGATGCCCCCACAGGAGGAGGTACTGCTGCTAAATTAACGGTAACTAAAATCGCTTCAGACGCAGCAACAGGTCCAATTGAAAAATTTACAGTCGAGTTAGCGGGTTCGGGATATACTGTTAGTGCCACCGCAGAAATAGGAGTAGATACAACAAACAGTGGTACTACTGGTTCAGGAAGTGGAGCAACATTCAAGGTATCATCTTTACTGTCTCATAATCTTGTTCCTTATTTTGGACAGAGATTACTCAAAACCATAGAACTTGAAATTGGTGGTCAAAAAATCGACAAACATTATTCTGAATGGTTATATATATGGAATGAACTTAGTATGCCTGTTGGCAAAAAAGATGGATACATGACTATGGTTGGTGGCAACGCAACCAATAGTGCTGTTCCATTAAAAGGAGGCGAGAGTTACGAAATTACTGTTCCTCTTGAATTTTGGTTCTGTCGCAATGTTGGACTCGCTCTTCCTTTGATTGCCCTCCAGTATCATGAAGTTAAAATCAATATATCTTACGCTAATGACAAAGATATTGCTGTGGTTTCTGGCGAAGCTTCTAATTTCAAATTACAAGATGCCGGGTTATGGGTAGATTACATCTTCCTTGACACTGATGAACGCAGACGTTTTGCACAACTTTCCCACGAGTACCTTATTGAACAATTACAATTCACCGGAACTGATAATATCGAAGCAGGAAGTTCTTCAATGAAGAGCGTGAGAATGACTTTCAATCATCCTTGCAAAGAACTTTTATGGGTAATCAGAGGAAATGAAACAGGTGGTAAATCGCCACATTGGAATAATTTCACTGACGAAGTTGACAATGATAAACGTATCATTGGTAAAAATCCTGTAACTAAAGCTAAAATGCAATTAAATGGAAATGACCGTTTTGCTGAACGCGATGGCACCTATTTCTCTGTTGTACAACCTTATCAACACCACGAGTGCACTCCTTCAGTATACAATGGTGGTATCAATGTGTATTCCTTCGCTCTTAAACCCGAAGAACATCAACCTTCTGGTACCCTCAATATGTCCCGTATCGACACTGCTGTATTATCAGTACAATCTAACATAGCAGGAACCATATACATCTATGCTGTAAACTACAACGTTCTCCGTATTCTATCAGGAATGGGTGGTCTTGCTTATTC